CTCAGGCTCTGGCCCGCCGTTACGGGCTGCCCGTGGCCCCTGGCCAGGGCCAGACTCTGGCAGAGGCCCTCTGCCTGGCCCCTGCAGGCTCCCTGCGCCTTTATGACTACAGCAAAGCCCCCACTAGCGGCCCCCTGGGCCTGCAGGCTCAGCGGGCTGCGGGCTTTGACGTGACGGCCTCCCTGGCTGCTGACAGGCCAGGCGGGGCCTCTCAGGCTCTCAAAGCCGTTGCCGCAGGGTTTCGTCTTGCCGTGCCCGTGGCCCTGCCCAAAGGGGCGGCCCTCCCCAGTGAGCTTGCCCTGACCGTGGACGGGCAGGGCCTTTGGCTGCTGCGCTGCATCGATGGCGACGCGACGGATCACCGCTGGGCCGATCCTGCAGGCCCTCAGCCAGGCGGCTTTGATGGCGTGGCCGTGATCCTGAGAACCAAGCGCAGCAGGGGCAAAGGGCCTGAGGCTGATGCATTCTCCCTGGCCCCTTCCTTTGGCTCCTGGCAGCCCCTGGCAGGCGGTGGTCAGGCTCTCCTGAGGGCCTGAGCCATGGCCCGCCCGCCCCTCGTGCCCATCCCTGGCCCTGATGGCCAGCCCATAGCCTGGGCCTCTCCTGGCCCTGATGGGCAGCCCCTGCCCCTCCTGGCCCAGGCCCTCGCCTCAGCCCTCGCTATCGAAGCGGCCCAACATGCCCACCGCCAGGCCATCCGCCAGGCCCTCGCAGAGGGCCGCCCACGGCCCCCTCAGGCCACCGCCTGGGCCATCTCAGACCGTCACTGATCAGCCCCTCCCTGGCCCTGCAGGCAGCCCCTGCAGGGCCTCAGGCTGTCAGCCCTGCCTGCCCCCTTAGCCCTGCCCCCACTGGCTCAGCAGCAGCAGAAGGGATCAATCCCGAGCTGCGAGGTCGGAATTAACGGCAAAACCTTACAAAGTGTTGCAACTGTAGCAACGGATACAGTTTAAGGGGCCTGGCTATGGTAGGGAGCAGTAGAAAGCCTCCCAGGCGGTTTTGGGGCGCGGTATCCCCCTCGAAAAATGGCGTCATATTTTGCATCAAAATTCAGCCCTAAGTATTTATACCTACCAATCAAGACTATTAACGATGGCGCGTCCCACAGCTTCTGTGACGAGCTTTAGTTCTTCGTGCGTCGCATTGCTTTTGATTGTATTTGCCTTGTAACTAATAATCCATACATTGCCTTTTATATAACCCTTAGAGGGGTCAATGCGATCTAGAGAGGGGCTATTTGGCAAGGGTCGCTGGCCAAGTCCTCGATATGTTGACCACTCCAGGGGCATGCCAAGAATTGGACAATGCGAAGGGGCGATTGAACGAATGCAACCAGCATCTATGTCAAAGGGAACATTCTTTTTTTTTGCACGTTTACGAGCATGGTTAATCATTGCGTTAGTTTGTGTAATAATTGGATCTTGATTTTGAGTCCTTTGTTTGCGGCAAGATTTGCAGTGAAAATTTAGCCCGTCTTTTTGGCTTTTATGTTTATGGAATTGATCAACAGGCAACAATTGCCTACAGTTTGAGCATCGCTTCATTGCAAGCGGCTCATGATCCTGCTTCATGGCGACATCAAACAACGATGGCGAGAGAAGCGCGGGCATTGTTGCAAAACTTAATACTGGCGACAATATAACCAGCGAAAAGCCAATAGCCACACGCTGAAAGCAAGCCCTCGCAGAGGGCGCCGCTTGAAGCGTTCTTGCCCTATTTAGCTAATGAAGGCGGCCTAAAGCCGCCGTAATGATGAGCATAATTCGCGCATTCTCTTTTGCATCAGGAACATCAAAGATGTTCCCTTCCTGAACTCTGTTCAGGCATCGCTTCTTTTGTTAGAGGCGGTCCTAAAGACCGCCGTTCTGGCAAAAAGATAGTAATAGTCTTGTTTTTTTGTCTTCCCCTGGCTGCTGCGTATAGCTTCGCAAGACCATTACTTAGGAGCTGGTCCAGCCTTTTTGTTTTTCGCCACTCGTCGGGGAGGCTCCGTCCTTCGGGGACTCCGCCCGTGTAGAACACCGTGGCTTATCTAGCCTTTTTTAGTTCTCCACTCCGCCCTTTGGGGGCTCCGTTAGAGGAGAGGTGTTCGTGGCTAGCCGTAGGAGCCGTGTCTTGCCAGAGCAGAGTGGCAAATCAAGACGGCTGCTGCGCTTATGCATATCGTAAATGTGTTGTCAAGCTTTGTCAAGAAATTAAAAAGTTAGATTTTGCAAGGAAAGTGGGGAAATAGCGTTCATTGTGATACAAAATAGCCCATAAAATCGCCTAATTCTTAAGCATTGCTTTATATTTCAATGGCAAAAGCGGAAAATGTATTAAATATTGCTTGACCAATTCTTGATAATTACTAGCGTGTATAAATCTTCGCCAAAACAACTATGTTTGGCTTGCCTGAGCGTCAACCATTTACCATTGGCCCTTACAAACTTTGGCCTTGCTTTAGCCGTCCAGAGTTTGAATGGTTCGCAGCAATAGATGGCAAGCCTTTGTATTTCCGCACGCTCAACGAAGCAAAGCTCTTTGTGCGAGACTTGCTTGCGAATGAAGATTCTGACAATATTTGTGACTGATTTCTCCCTTTTCATTGCTTTCTTCTTAGCTAGCCTGTCCAAGTTGTTTGGGGCCGTAAGGCCCTTTGTTGTCTAAGGAACAATGCTCGACAAAATTGCTCGCACTGGCAGAGTGCAAACGTGGATGGAGGCTCCTGATGGTCGCCTCCCCGTAAGCTGCACGGTCTTCAATGTGGAAGATTCAATGGAAGGGCCGGACGGTATTGAGGCGTCTTGGCGCTTTGTTAGCCATGGTCTAAGGAATGGCGCTGGAGTGGCTGTTCATTTGTCTAGCCTGCGGCCTCGTGGCGAAGAAAATGGCAAAGGCTTGGTGGCAAGTGGTCCGATTAGTTTCGGCAAAATTTATTCCACGCTCAATGAAATTTTGCGGCGTGGCGGGCTGTATAAAAACGGTGCCGTAGTGCTTCATTTGGACTACACGCACGCTGATGCGTTGGAATTTGTGCAGGCTTCACGACAAGAACTGCCGTGGGTGAAGCGTTGTCTTAACGTGGACGAGCAGTTTTTTGCCAAGGCATCGCCTGAGCTGATTGACCATGCTCTTCGTGCCATCTCTGCTGGCGATCTCTGGCTCAATAAAATTCGCTACAACGAGCGCGGCGAGCGCATCCGAGCCAATGTCTGCTTGGAAGTTTATTTGCCTCATCGTGGCACTTGCCTTTTGCAACACATTAATTTGGGCAAATGTTCTATTGAGGATATTGAAGGAGCCTTCTTCCATGGAATGAACCAATTGTGCAGCTTGCATGCTGAAACAGGCGTGGGCGACACTGGCGAATACCTTCCTCCTTCCATCGACAAGCAAGTGGGGCTTGGCCTAATTGGTCTCGCTAATTTCTTAAGCATTCAAGGGATTAGCTATGCCGAATTTGGCGAAGCTTTAAAGGCCGTGAATGAGCATCAAGCTCATGAACGCACGCCTGCTTTTGAAGCTGCATTAGCTTTCCAGCGTGGCATTGAAACGGCATCACGAGTGGCGCGGGCTGCTGGTATGGAACGTGCCTTTGCCATTGCTCCCACTGCATCGTGCTCCTATCGCTATCAGGATAGTCGCGGCTTTACCACTGCCCCTGAAATCGCCCCTCCCATTGCGCGGGAAGTTGATAGGGACTCTGGCACGTTTGGCGTGGAGAGTTTTGACTATGGCCCCATTGAAACTGCTAGTGAAGTGGGCTGGGCCAATTACAAGCTGGTTGTGGATGAGCTAGTGCGGATGTATCAAGCCAGTGGATTGTTCCATGGCTATTCATTCAATTCTTGGTCAGACATGGTGGTTTATGACGAAGCGTTTCTGCGTGATTGGCTAGAATCTCCTCAGACAAGCCTCTACTATTCCCTGCAAGTCCTTCCCGACACGCAGCGGAAAGACGATGCCTTTGCGGCATTGGACGATGATTTTAAGAGCATGTTTGGGCTAGACGATGAGTCTGAGCCTGAAGGAAGCTCTGCATCTTGTTCGTTGGAGGCTGGATTCTGCGCTAGTTGCGCCGAATGACAAAAAGAAGGGGGCCTAGAGCCCCCTTTGTTCTCCTCACCATTGAATTTTATAGGCCAATGACTGCTGCGACTAAAAGCCCTTATTTGTCGATGATTGCTAAAAAGCGGTCTTGGCAGGCCGTGCCTGTTGGGAAAGGCAAGTTGCAGGAAGGCGGCGAGGATACTATTTTCCGCTTGCTTGCATTGCGCCATTTGGAGCTGCCAGTAAAGGACTTTCTAGAGCAGGGACTGGCAAAGGAACTGCCCTCCACGCCTGGCATTGAAGAAGCCTTGCGTCATAACCAGCAGGACGAAGAGCGTCATGATCAGGCATTGAACTATGTGGTGGCTGCCCATGGCACCAATGAAAAAGCCGAAAAAGAAGCTTTTAATATTTTGAAAGCATGGCAAGAGCATCCTGCCCATCCAATTTTGAAGGCGGCTGTGTTGGAGCGGAGCATTTTCTTTGTTGTGTTGCCCTTTTTCCGTTTCAATGGTGACATGGGCATTCGCACTGTGGCTGCTGATATTAGTCGGGACGAGATTACGCACGTTGGCGTGCATAGTCTTGTAGCGCGGGAACTAGGCGAAGATGCTGGCAAGAGCCTGAACCAACTGCGTCGTTCCACTGCATTGTGGGCTTTTGACAAGCTTGGCAAGAGCGAGAACAAATGGTTGGATAAGGATTTTTGGCTACGGCAAAGTGATAGTTTGTTTGAAAAAGGCAAGGCTGAGGGCTTGGCTGAGACGCAAAAGAGCCGAATGCCAGCGTTTTTTGAGGCAGCGAATTACGACCTACCTAGTTACGGCAAAGCAGCTTAAACTGAGGGCCATCGGCCCTCTTTTTTTTATGAACGTCTTTTTTATTTCCGATACCCACTTCGGACACGAAAAGATTTTGAGCTTTAAGAGAGTTGATGGCGAGCCCGTCAGGCCATTTGGTTCTATGCAAGAAATGCATGAGCAGATGGTGGAGCGATGGAACGCAAAGGTGGGGGAAAGGGATATTGTTTACCATCTTGGCGATGTGGCCACTGAACATAGTGCCTTGCGCCTGCTAGATCGTCTCAATGGAAAGAAAATATTAATCAAAGGCAATCGTGATTTATATTCTTACATTGACTATTCATGGTATTTCTATGAAACGCATGGAGCGTTTTATCACGATAATTTTATTTTGTCTCACATTCCAGTGCATGAAAGCACGTTAAAAGGATTTCGCGGGAATATTCATGGACATCTTCATTCTCATTTAATCAATGACAAACGTTATTTTAATGTTTGTGTCGAACATCATAATTTTGCGCCAGTAGAGTGGGAGAAAATACAAGCGTATTTCGCTCAGGACCATGGACGAGCGTCGGACGTTCAATACGCCCATTCGGGAACCATGGAATCCCGTCATTCACAATTTACTGCGTGCCATTGATAATCATATGGGGCTCTATTTGCAGCACCATGACCCATGGCATTTAGAAAAAGCTGCAATACTGCGAAACTACGTGCGCGAGCTTAAAGCTTATATTCATAAAAAAGAAGGAAAATAATACCCTCGGTGGGACTTGAACCCACATGAAGAAAAATCTTCTACGGATTTTAAGTCCGTTGCATAAACCAATTCTGCTACGAGGGCGTGAAGACTAGGGGAGTCGAGGCGGGGCTTCAATCCGCCTTTTAATACGACATTTAACCATGAGTCGGCCCATGGCCCCTAAGTCTCGTGGTCTACAGAAACAGCGCCTGATCGCCGTTTCGTTTTAACGCTGGCCAGCGTGCTTCGCGAAAGCTCCAAAAGCATAGCAGCCTTTTCTCTCCTACACGTCATATTCGCGACATTCTTGGCTATCGGGATGGGCGCGGCAGTAGTCGTCCATAGTGGCCTCGCTATTTTCCAGGCATTGTTCCAGGGTTTCTAGCTTGTCAAGACGTTTGGCATAGTCACGGAGCTTGGGCAGAAGCGTTGGCACGTAAAGGTGTTCGGCGGCAAGTAATTGAAGAGAGGTTTGCTTGCTAGTGGTGCCATTTTCCAACAATGCAATGAGAAATTTTGTCTCTTGCATAGTTAATTTGCAATAGTTCATTGTTATAGAAAAATTATTTCTTGAAAATCATACTAGGAGATAAGGCTTTCGATCCAACCAATATCATCTTCTTTTGATGCAGCAAGAATAGCTCCTGCCATAGCAAATGCTAAGTCGTCAATACCAGAAGCCTTGCCACCACTAACGCTCCATTGTCCACTGGGCTTGTAAATGACAGTGAGGTTTTTAAGCTGCATGATTGCCTTTTCATGACGATATAAATTAATCTGCCCAGCATTGAATAGTTCTCGCATTTTGCTGAAGGCTTTCATCTTGGAGCTAACAGTCCAAGTGAGTTCTGTGATGGGCAAATCACCAGACAAGCTTTGGATGGTGCCAGCACTATTGAACTGGTCCATCACAATCGTGTCAAAAACGTAGAGCTTATGCTGCTCCTTAATCCATTCTTCCACTGCATTGATATTTACTTCCTTCCTTCCATTGATTTCAAAATCAGCCATGAAGGAATGAAATTTATCAACGACTAACGTGCCGTTTTCAAAATGAACAATACAAGCAGTGTAATCATCGCGGCCAACCCCACCTCGGGCAGGGTCCAAGGCCAAGACATAAGCACCTTGGAATTCGGCTCTTGGCGGTAGAACCGCCCTACGCTCATCAATACAGGCATCAATAACATCGCTAGCTACGAGGGCGGAAAGGTTACTGGCGAATTGAGCGCCATATTCCACTTTAAATTTTTCAGGGTCTCGTTGCCTCTCTGTGTCAAGAAACTCTTGCGAAATATTGGGGTTCATCTCCCACGTTGGGAGGTTTACGGCTTGCATGAAGGGGAAGCGGCCAGATGCTGCTTCCTTGAAATGCTGATAGAAAATACCATCAGTTAACCATGGGGAGGAGAGTTCAAGGATGCGCCCTTGCCCGCCAAACTGAGCAATGGCAGGAGAAAGAGCGTCATAAATGCCTCTTCCTCCACTGTTGGCATCGCCTTCAGTGGCAAAGGCAAGCTCGTCAAAAACGGCAGCAGCACAAGCCAAGCCACGAGCAGCACGGCCTGATGTGGGGATAGCTTTAAACACGCAATTGTTGCTTATTTCCAGAATGTCTGCTGTTTCGCGGACAATTTCTTGAGCGAAAGGGCTATCAAGGATGAGCTGGCGGATGTTGTTAAGAGCAATGCGAGCCTGATCTTGGCTGTTTGCTACTGTCACCACATACCATCGTTCTCCTTTCCTTACGCGACGGCGATATTCATCTTCTAAGACAAAGCACATATAGGCGCAAGCCACGGCTGCCATGAGCGTCTTGCCTGAGCGGCGACCAAGAGCCCATACGGCATGGCTTTTTTCTTTAGAAAAGAATTCATCAAGGATGCGAGCTTGAGCAGGAAACAGTTCAAGCTTTAGAGCATGTTTTGCGAAGTCGCTGCATTTAAGCATTTTTTAAAAGCAGCAATGGCTGCAGGGCTTCCTTGGGGACAAAATAAGCAGGGCGTCCTTTTGCTGGATCTTTTTTCCATTGATCCTGCATGGCATCAGAGCTTTTTATCCAACCATGGATGAGAGTTAGTCTGTGTTGAATTGTAACCAGGACCAAGATTTTGTCAGGCTTCTCGTCGAGCTGGCAAATAAGATCGTGCCAATGAGCAGAGCGGGTTTTAATGTCAATATTGGGAGGCAGGTCGCAAGAACCCCGCGTGGCTGTGGTTTCTTGATAGAGGAATTGACGCAGGTGGAGATAATCTGCCACTGCTAGTTCGCCTGCGGCGCCGAGAAGGTGGAGACGGAGAGCGTTTTCTCCGGAGGCCGGGCCGCCATTGCGGCCCTTTAAGCCTGCTTTTTCATTAACAAACTGACGACGCCTAGCTTCGGCCCGCACCATTTCCCTATCGCTGTCCTTAAAAGCAAAAACCAGCGGGGAATAGGCCATACCATACATAGAGAACAAGCCAGGCTAGCCAGGCTTTAGACTAAAAGCAATACATCTTGGCCATAAGCATTTGTTATGGAAGACGCAGTTGACCTTGGGCATGCTGGCAGCGGCGGCATTCGCGCCGATGGCCTCCAGAATGTGCTTATTGGCATGGGAACTGGCCGCGATAAAGGCCAATACACCAAAACCACTGCTACGATTTTCTTAGCCCAAGAAGAGCTAGAAAATCTTTATGGCGAATGGCTTCCTCGTCGCATTGTTGACATTTATGCTGACCAAGCCACTCGGAAAGGCTTCAAAGTATTGTTTGGCGGAGATGGCGTTAGAGCCGAAGAAGTGCAAGGTATTGAACAAGTAATTGAAGATTTATACATCCTTGAAAGCCTCAACCTTGCAGCCAAAAACTCGCGCCTATATGGGGGTGCTTGTCTACTTCTCTTTATTGACGATGGGCGTCCCGCTTATATGCCTGTCGATAAACGTAACATCCGTCGCGTTGAGGAAATTGAATGCCTTGACCGTTGGCAGATCGCTCCCGTCATTAACGAAGAAAACCTATATGACTATTCAAAAGCCACTTATTATCAGATCATCTCTGGAGATTTAATTAACGAACCCACTCTTACTTACATTCATAAGGATAGGATTTTACGGTTTGATGGGGACTGGCTGCCCTATCGCATTCGTCAGCGTAATTATGGCTGGGGCATGAGCAGTCTTCAGACTGTTTATGACAGCTTTAGGCATTATTGGACTGGCTTAAATTCTGCAGCGACGTTGCTGACGGAGTTTGATATTTTTGTGCATAAAGTGAGGGGACTAGCGGCGATGCTGGCGGCTGGCAAGGAAGGTGCCGTCAGGGATCGTCTGCAAGTAAATGATATGAGCAAGAGCGTCTATCGCGGCTACGCGATTGATGCGGAGAAGGAAGAGCTGGAGTTTATTAGTCGTAATTTTGGTGGCATTGGGGAAGTGCTGGAGAAATTGCGTGTGGATATTATTGGCGCCAGCAAGATTCCTCATACTGTGCTGTTTGGCGAAAGCCCTAGCGGGCTTGGCTCTACTGGTCGTAGCGAGGAGCGTGATTTTGCTAAGACTTTGGCTGATTATCAAGCCACCAATTTCAAGCGGCCCATTAAGAAGCTGATGGAATACATCATGCTGAGCAAGGAAGGTCCGACAAACGGACGCCTGCCTGAGTCATGGCGTATCTCCTTCAATCCATTGTTTGAACTTAATGAGCGAGAGATGGCGGATGTGCGGGCGCGTGTGGCGGCTGTGGACGGGCGTTACATCCAGCTTGGCGTACTGAGTCCGAAAGAGGTGGCGGATGCCCGCTATGGCGGCTCTGAGTGGTCAATGGAACTCACCCTAGACCCGTCCGTAGTGCGAGAACTTCCCGCGCAAGGAGGAGGCGCTAGTCGAGGTGGCCAGGGATTTGCCGTTCCCCCTGGTGGGCGCGACCCAATGAACGAAGAGAATGGCACGCTTCCCATGGACGGCAGTCGGGAAGTGGAAGATGCCGCTGGTTTATTTCTGCCGCGTGATTTAGAAAAAGTTCGCGGGGATGTCGTTTTTACCGATAAAACACTGCATTCTCAAGCCGTAAGTGCAGCAAAGGCCAAATTTAAAGTGTGGCCTTCAGCTTATGCAAGTGGTTATGTGGTACAGCAATACAAAGAAGCTTACAAAAAGAAGCACGGCTCATTAAGTGGCGCCTTTAAAAATGATGAAGGCGAAATCAATGCTGATGATTTAGGCCGATGGTTTGAGGAGAAATGGGTAAGGATTGGTGCCAACGGCGAAATCCTTGGACCCTGTGGAGGTCGCGAGGAGAAAGAAGGCAAGCCTAAGTGCCTGCCGCAGGCCAAGGTTCAAGCAATGAGCAAAGAGGAGCGACAGACGATTGTCGCCCGCAAGCGCAAGGCCGATCCCAACCCTGAGCGTCGCGGTCCTGCCAAGATGGTGAGCAGCAAAGTGGACGCCAAAGATCCTGGGGCTCATATGTATGCCACCAAGGAAGAGGCGCTAGCAACTGCCGAGAAGATTGGTTGCGCTGGTTTCCATCAAGAAGAAGGGGAGGACGGGCCTATCTTCATGCCGTGTTCTACGCACAAAGTCTTCCTTGAAAAGCACGAAGAATTCTTGGCCACTAAGAACGATGCAATCATACCGATGAAAGTAGAAGGGCTCATTCTTTCTGACATTGACGAAGCCTCGTTGATTTCCGAAGAGGACATTGACGCTGCATTGAACCAATGGAAAGAGGAAGCACCTGAGCGTTTCAAGGACATTTTGGAGGCGGAGGATGTCAAGCCTGAATGATCTTTCGCAATTTACGGCTGCCATCGTTCGTCTTGACGAATCATCATGGCGTTATGACCCTATTAGTGGCCGCTATCGCGGCCTTAACGGACGTTTTCTTTCTCAATCCGCTGTGGAGGCTTTGGTTGATGGTCGAATTTCTCGTCTTGGCCGCGACTTACGTCGTTTTACAAACATGCTTAGTGGCGGCAATATTACGCTGGACCAATGGCAACAAAGCATCAGGGAAGCGTTAAAACTTAGCCATGCTCAAGCAGCAATTATTGGCAATGGTGGTCGCGATAGTATGGGGCCTGCAGAGTGGGGTAAAGTTGGTCAAAGACTTCGTAGCGAATACCGTTACTTGGAGGTTTTTGCTCGCGATCTTTTGGCTGGGAGCATTTCTACTCCCATGGCTCTTGCTCGTATCGGCATGTACGCTGAGAGCGTGCGAGGTGCTTATTGGGAAGGAGCTTCAATTAGGCAGGAGCGACAAGGATATAGTCTGATGCGACGCATTTTGGACTCACAAGCGAAACATTGTCAGGATTGTCTTGATTATGCGGCGCGAGGAGTGGTGCCAATTGGCAGTTTGCCTTTGCCTGGACAGCGTTGTGCGTGTCGTTCCAACTGTAAATGTAGGGTAAAGTATCTGCGTCAACAAGCGCCAGTAGTGCCCGTTTAGGCATGGATGTATTAGTAGGAAGCACGGGGCTTATTGGTTCCGTGCTGCAAGAGCATCATTATTTTGACCATTGCTATTCTTCGCGCACCATTCATCGCGCTCGCTTATTGCAGGGCACAATTGACAAGCTTTATTTAGCCTGTCTTCCTGCTGAAAAATGGAAGGCCAATCAAGACCCGCTTAGGGACTTTGCCAACATGCAGCTTGTCATTGAAGACATTAAGCATTGGCAATGCAAGGAGGTCATTTTATATTCCACCATTGACGTATTTAGCGACGAGAAAGATGTGTTTGAGCTGCCAAAAATTGACAAGATTAGCTATGGCACCACACGGCGTATGTTTGAACTACTGGTGCAGGAAGCATTTAAAAATGCCAAGGTAAAGATTATTCGGCTTCCCGCACTGTTTCATAATTACATCAGGAAGAATATCCTGTTTGATCTGCTTAATAATAATGA